GGTTCTTCTGGCGGCTTAAGTTCTCTTTCTGGTTCTCTTATAAGTTTAAACTTTGTTCTCATGTATTCATGGGGAACACCTGCTTGGTTATATACTACCTCGGACCAATTAGACATTCCCTCTGTTTGCGTCCATTTTGCCCAAGTATGGTCATCCATTCCATATGTTGAAAGCGGAATTATTCTAGAATTGTTTCCACATTTATTGTGATATTCCCAAACTTTTTGCCAAACATGTTGAGGCTGTGTTGTCTCAACAAAAATAAAATCAATTTGGTCTCCCAAATCACGATACATAAAACGCATCAATATTTCATGACAAATCTTTGCAACCACAACAACTTTACCATCTTCCGCGAAATGTCTGACCATGCCATTTAACATAATAGCATCGCCAATACCCATATGGTTCAATAAAATTTTCACCATTTATCATTAATTACATTAAAAACTTTATGTATCATTTCTATGTTTACGAATTGACTATTGCCCACATACAAACCACATTCATTTAGCCTTTCTGCATTTGGAACTTCAACAGTGTCCTTCCACTTTTCCAAGAATGGGTGAAGCAATAAATTACCAGCAACAACTGGTCTTGTTTCAACTTCCAATTCATCCAATATTTTCAACAATTTTTGTTTATCTTCTCGGGACTTGCAAATAAATGGAAAACAGAAACTACTATTTCCTTCATCATATGGTGGAACATAAAATTTATCCTTGTCCAAGTTGTCAATAAAATATTTATAATTCTCACGACGAATTCTAATACTTTCATCCAATCTCTTCAATTGTTCTAACCCCAAAACAGCATTGAATTCCGTGCTTCTAAAATTATATCCATCTGTCAAGAACAAAAATCTTGGGTCCAAATCTGGAAACATTTTTATATTGTATTCGTAATTCTTGGGTGAAAGATTTCTAGCCATGCCATGACTTCTCTTCAATTTCATGAGTTCATAGAGATTATCATCATCCGTGCAAACCATGCCACCCTCAACAGTTGTCATGTGATGACCATAATAGAAACTGAAAGTGCTTCCCGTTCCACAACCTCTCTTTGTTCCATCGGGACCCTTGAGTCCATGGGATTCACAGATGTCTTCCAAGAATAGCGCGTTAGGATATTTTTCTTTGAGAGCCTCAACTGGTGCGTTGAGACCAAGTAAGTGGGTGATGAAAACTATTTTAATATCTTCGTCAGGTAATTTAGACACATCAAAACTAAATGTTTCAAAGTCTATATCAACAAATACTGGTTCCAAGCCCACTTGGAAAACGGGGGCAACATTGGTAACCCAGGTGCAAGCTGGGACCAAGACGCGAGATCCATCTGGTATATTGTAGAGCTCTTTAACAGCTGCCAATAACAAAAAGTTAGCAGTGCTCCCAGATGAAACAAAGAGAGAGTTCTTACAACCCAACCAGTCTGACCACGCCTTCTCAAATTCTGCGACCTTCTTACCATTAGTGTATTTATCAGTAGAGTTAATAAAGTCTATAAGTGTCTGTTTATCTGACGAAGTAATCGCGTCGTTCATTAACGGCCACCACATCTTTAAGTGTTTAGTGTATTATGTCTTTAACCCAATTGCTTATAAAATTGGTCTTGCTTGTCCTGTCGCTCAACTGACTTTACATGCCACATGGCGTTCAATGGGTTCGCTTCCAAGGCAATAGCCTTTTCATACCCTTGAAGCTTTTCATGAAGAGTTTCAGTCCAACGAATAGAACTCTTGTTTTGGAAGATTCGACCTTGGAAATCTGGCCAGTTAATAAACCCTGCTTCATTAATTTTGAAGTTGCACTTTTCCAACCATTCACCAGTATGACCAGGAACAACATTAATTCGTGGAACAAAAATCATATCACACTGAGTTTTCAGAATTGGCTCCTTCATGTGTTGAATAAGAGGTTCTTGTGGAATTTCGTCCGCGTCAATCATGAAAATGTAATCTCCCTTACATTGGTCAATATGATAGTTTCTATGAGCAGCAAAATCTCCATTGAATTCTCTGTAATGAATGCTTATAGAGTCCTTGAATTGTTCCAAAACTTTTTTAACTTCTTCAGTCTCTTTACCGGAATCAACAAGAATATTAATGTCATCTGCAGAATCCTTCACTTTAACAAGAAATGATAGGAGAGAATAGAGCTCCTTATCCTCATTGCACACCTCGACAGCATATGTCATTGTTGGAACATCCTCTAGTTCAACCATTGTATCTATTAAAGAAACCAATACTTTAAGTATTATAATGACTGACTTCGAAAAGAAGTTTCTTGATGTTGCTCGCCTTATTAAGAGATGCGTTATTCCACAAAAAACAAATCTCAAGAAATTTCGCCTCGGTGAAGAAAGAGATGGAGGATATGTAGTTGCCGAACTTGAAAATGATTCATACGACGCACTTTATTCATATGGTTGTGATGACAATATTACTTTTGAAAACGCCTTTAATAAAAGATATGGAAAGGAATGTTATGTATATGACCCATTCAAAGGTATAACAGACAAACCACATTTTATAAATTATTTTGAAGAAGGTTTGGCTCATGAAAATTTTTATGATGCAGGAGGTAAAAAGTTTGGAACTATTGATACACACATTAAACAAAATGGACACACAGAAAGTTCAAACTTGATGGCTCAAATTGATGTTGAGGGTTCTGAATGGAATGTCTTTGCGAGTTCCATAAAATACATCAAAAACTTCTCACAACTTTTGATTGAATTCCACATGCCAATCATGGGAGACCAATTTATTCGAATGGAACCATTTATTAAATATGTATTTGAAACATTGAATGAACATTTTGTTTGTGTTCACTTTCATGGAAACAATGCACCACTTCAACCATGGCTCGATGGTTATTTCCCAAGAATGTTTGAAGTCACGTATGTGAGAAAAGACCTCATTAAGGAACATTCAATTGAAACTGAACCATGTCCCATGGAAGGTCTAGATTACGCGTGCGCAACAGATAGACCAGACATTCGTGTGGATTATTGGTTAAACAAAAAACTCTATGAAGAATAAAACAATGTTTGGTAAAATTGTTGGAAGATTTTTTTTGGAACCACATTGTGGTTTAAAAGGGGATGATGAAGAAGGAACAGTCACAGTTTCCGAAATTGTTGAAACTTTCCTTCTTTGGCCCCATTGGAAAAATCAATTGAAAGCAGAATTTAATAAAATAAAATTATTTACAATGTTTGAAACAACAGATGTTCATCCAGCTATTATACAATCAATGAAAGTTTTTGATGAAGTTATTGTTCCATATGATTATCTCAAAGAAATTTTGATTTCACATGGAGTCAACGCAGTTTCACCAAATTGGTATACATCTGATTTGATTAGGATGAAACCATTTGTTGTTCCCAAAGTTATGGACAAAGAAAGAAAAATTTTTCTATATGTCGGAACAAATGATAAAAGAAAAAATGTAACAACTCTCACAAAAGTTTTTGCTAAAGCTGCAGAGGGAACAAATCATTTATTAATTGTTAAGACAAACAAAGATGATGAATTGACAACAACAAAAAATATTCAAATAATAACTGAAAAGATTTCATTAGAAAGACTTGCGAGTTTATATAATTTGTGCGACTATGTCATTTCATTTACACGAGGAGAAGGGGTTGGATTACCAATGTTAGAGGCAAACTATTTTGGAAAACCTGTTATATGCCAAGACCAAGGTGTCTTCAGGGATGTAAAAAAAGAAGTTAAATCAGGTTGGTTGGCACTACCTGCGAAAGAAATACCTATTGATTTAAAAGGGGTTCCAGATTTCTTACACCAAGTATTTTATGGAACTTGGTTTGATGTTGATGAAAAGGAATCCCACGATATTATAAAAAATATCCTTTTAGAATAAGATGCTTGTAGCTATTTTGTTAATAATTATAAACATATACATTTTCATAAATACAAAAGAACCTCATAATTTCAAAGTAGTGAAAGAACGATACAGGATTCTCAGGGAACACATTGAAAAAAATGGACCAGAAGAATTTAAAGTTTTAGAAAATGAAATACCCCTCGTTGCCCACAATAAAATTTTTAATAAAACTTTGGGATACAACACGAACAAAGGGTATGAAATAGGTTTGTGTATAGATGGAGAACCAAATGAAATAATGCATGTTCTCATCCATGAATTAGCACATTCAACAGTCGATGAATATAGCCATAGTTCAGATTTTTGGGAACAGACAAAGAAACTTAAGAATATATGTAATGAGTTAGGAATTTACCAACCAATCAACTCTAAAACTAGATTCTGTTCATCCTATATTCAGGACGGTGAATAAAAAAATATTTAATTACATTAGATTAAATAATGATTGACATGCAAAGTCTTCAGATGTCATTTACATGGTTCTTCTTATACCTTGCAATTTTGGCCCAACATTTCTCAGATGGATATGTTTATAACACTGTATGGATGGCGGGTATTGTTCCACTAATGATACGATTCTTTGCTGCTCGAGACCCAAATCTTCTTCTTGTACGATGGAAGTTCCTTTTCCTTGTCATCATCATGAGTGGTGGCTTGTTAGGTGCTTTCATGAATGTGACACCAGAAATAAGTAAAGGAACTAAGGAATTCGGTAAAAAACCAAAGAGTAATATCAAGGTTGCCATAATGTATTTAGGATTCTTCCTCTTCTCATTGCTTGTTCTGAGCACTGTCATGAGCGCGTTCCCAGTGGAAAACATGAATTTCAACAATGCTTTGAATTAAATTTGAAAAACTTGTATTTTTCAAAAAAAATGTATAAATTTATATGTTTTCAAAAATAATCTACTTTTTGAAAATGTAACGTTGAATAATGAAATAAGCGATCGCCGCAACGAGACCAGTAGAAGCGAGACCCACCGCTGAGCGTCCACCCATGTCATTCATGAATCGGGGAACTGAAGAAGCGAGTTTCTCCTGAACAGGCTTGCTAATGGCAATAGCGGCACACACACCAACGAGAAGCGCTTCCATTTGATCATCAGTCAAGTTGAATGGGTTTTTGTTTTCAGCAACTGGCTTGGGCTGTTCAGCTGGTTGTGGAACCATGCTCGCTGGTGGCTGGGGAGCAGTCATAGTCAAGCTTTGCATGCGTGGATCGGCACTTGGAGCTGGTGGTTCAGACAAACCAATAGCAGAACCTGAGTTATATGATTCAACCAAATCAGAAATTGGAGTGGAGTCCATGGTCATTTGTTTATTCTCGACATTTTTTTCTACGGAATTCGCACCCATTGGAGGCATTAATTTGCGTAATTTTTCTTCATCTTTGGGTGACATTAAAGTTTCAGTCATGGGTGGATTTGAATTTGGAGAATTTGGTGGTGGAATGTATGGATTATCCAATGCAACCATACCGTCATCGCTCATTGCCAAATTCATTGTATTAACTCCTGACATTTGGTGTGTACAGATGTTTTATGAAAAATAACTTGACGCAATTATTTCTTTGCCTTTGTAATTGTTATACCCACTTGTTTTTTACCAGCCTTTTTCATCGCCTGAGTTGAAGAAGTTGCACTGTCATATTTAGGGTTATACATCTTCTTGTGCATACCCCAAAAACCAGGTGAACCCACCTTAAACTTTGGTGGTGGGTATTTAGCCTTATACCAAAATACACAGTCCTCTATTTTATTAGATTTAACAGTATTATCCAGTATAAGACATTCGAAATTTTCTGTACATGCATCCATTGTTTTATTAAATAGGTCAAAAGTAGGGAATATACCGAAAAAATTTTTCCATATTTTTTCTCGGTTAGCAACTATATTTTCCCTGAGTACAAAAACATAGTCAATGTTTGCTCTTAATGCGGGAGGCATATCCATACAATATTGCATAGAAAGCATAAAAAATATATTGTAGTGTCTACCGTTCATAAATACTTGACGCATAACGGTGTCTTTTAGGAACTTATTATCATACATGCAATCATCTAAAAGCATAAAAGAAGAAGTCTTTTTACCACTTTTTATAATTTTCCTCTGTCTATCCATAACTCTCTCAACAGCTTCCTTATCGTATTCATTGTATATGAACAAGTCAGGCACAAAATTTCCATAAAATCCATTACCATCTTCAGTTCCTGATTGAACTATTCCTGTTGGTATATGTTTCTTATGATACATAATGTCTCGAATAAGGTAAGACTTACCTGTGTTTCTCTTACCAATAAAAACACATATCCTGTCATCTCCCATTTTTTTGGGGTCAAATTTCTTCAATTGTAGATTGACTGGAGACATCTTAATATTCCTCGCTGTTTTTATTCATTAAATTTTTACTCACCTATATTAGTAATGTCAGGCACCTTGAAAATTGCTGCGAAAGGTGCTCTAGACCAATGGTTCACAAAAGATCCTCAGATGTCTTACTTTTTTGTAAATTATAAACGCCACTCTAAATTTTCTGTTGAACAAGTTGAGATGCCCTTTTCTGGAACCCAGGACTGGGGTAAAGATTTGTATTGTGAGATTCCATATTCAAAAGGAGACTTAATCAAAAACCTTGCACTTCGAATAACAATGAATGATATTGAACATGAAGACTTTCCAGAAACAATCAAAGGTAAAATGGGTTCATATGTTCAGACGATAAATCTTCCATATGTTCCTTCTGTATGTACTGAATTAATTGATTATGTTGATTTATTCATTGGGGGACAGCATATTGAAAGATTAACAGGCGAATACATTTAC